CGCCAACTCAGTAGTTTCTAGTATTGTTACAAATAATAATGTTATTGGAGGTGGGACCACTAAAGAAGTTGCAAGTACAATCCCAAGGACCAGAAATTCCTGGGATTATGGTATTTCTGTTTAGAAGAAAGAATCTAATGTTGATTTAGAAATAATACGATCGGTGAAACCGAAGTGATTACACCAAATTTCATCGATCGTTTCTTTAACTTTTGTACACATCATTAAATCAAATTCCGATAAATGTCTTAACTAATCCAAAAACTTCTCCCATTTCTTCCTTTGTATTATTACTTTTAACAACAAGATGATTCATGAGATCTAAATTTGTCATGATATTATTAACTTTGGTTCGACGAGATTGTTTAAAAGAATCTGATTGATCATCATTTCGATCGATATGTCGCTCATTGAGAATATCATCTGAAGCCTTTAAGACTAAAACCATTAAGTCTTCTCCGAAATTATCAGAAAGGTGATTCATCATTTTGTTGTTGAACAATCTATCGCCTTCAAAAATAACTGTTCCAGATTCCAAATTATTTAAGAAATCTACAACATCTGGTTGAACTGCCATTGATAGTTTATCTGTTCCTTGGAATGTTCCAATAGTATCATCATAAAGACCGAGAATGTAGATAGATTTGTCTTCATTATAGAGAAGATCTAGTAATTTATTAACTCTTTTCTTAGTGAATACTAATCCGGATTCTTTGATGAATCTCTTAACCAGCGTAGTTTTCCCAGTACATGGTTCACCACCAATAACCAATATCTTAATCATAGAATTCCTCTAAACCAATTTTCTGTTTTGTTTCATCTTTAAACAACCAATCTAATTTTTCTATACTTCCCGATTCTAAGAATCGATGAAATTTTTCTTTCTTTATTCCAGTACTCAGATCTAATCCTGGATTCAATATTTCAGATCTAGCTTGCCAGAGAACGTTCCAATCAATACCATACCATCCATCTTTCTGTACTTTTTGAATCTCTTCAGCTTGTCTATCGAGATAATATCCCAGATATCTACCATTTGTTGTTCTGAATAGTTTCTTGAAAGAACATAGACAAGTTTCCATGGTGAAAGGTTCTATTTGAGTAGATAGATGTGGGAATCTACTTCTACATTCTTCCATAATAGAAGTGGCTTCATTTTCTAGTCTATCATATTCACTTTGAGATAACTTTACGTCTATATTATCTTCTTGTCCTAAGACATACAATAAACCATTGCGATGTGATCTAGATCCAGAATAATCTTTCAACAATAGAGAGTCGGCTTGAATAGGCAATCCACAACAATACTTCAAAGATTGTAAATAAAACCATGTTGTATATCTCCCAAACTTATAGAATTTTTCGTTGACAAATTTCGATATATTTTGATAACTTTTAGTTTCGTTGTCTTGTAGTAATGAATAGAACAGATCTTTTTGATCTTTATTTCCAATTACCTTCATATATGATTCATACATCGAAGGTAAATGTCCTTTATTATACTTTGTATCTGTTTGATATCTTAATATTCTATAGTTTTGAGTATTCCAATTTTCAATTCTGTCAATTGAAGCTAATTCAAAATCAGGAAATTCGTTCCAGAGTATAAATGCAGTTGGATAATAGTATGTATTACCATATAACCAACACAACCAATATCTCTGTTCGATATTGAATTCGAATCTATCGAATATATAATTTGCCATCCAAATAGCAGGATCACAATCTTTATATTCTAAAGACCAAATATACCATCTGATGAATGCTTCTCTACGATTTTGTTTTAAACGATAATCCATATTATGTTAAGAATGTTTCTAAGTTATTAATGAATAATGCCGGACGAATCCAAGAATCACCGACAGCAGAAATCGCTTCTAATGTCTTTTCTCTTTTCTTCACACCCCATGAATATGTTTCAATTCCTTCGAGAATTAATTTTTCTCTCACTTTTTGATTAGGAAGAGCTATAGAAGGATTTATTATAGCTTGATCTCGATATGCAATTTGCTCTTTTCTAGTGGGAAATAACTTTTGATCGGAACGCAAAGATCCAGAAGGATCTACAGCCCAAAATAAAAGACCGTTACGACAATGCCAAGTTACAGAAGAAGGTGTGCAAGATAATTTAAGACGGATAGATCCCCTTTCTTTAAAGGCATAATCAATCCAGTTATCCCAACATTTGGTTGCATATCCTTTACCCTCGTTCCCTTGAACTGTGACAATCTCATAGAGATTAGTATATCCATCTCTATTATATGTAGAGAATATGAGCGAGACAATAGATCCATCAACTTCAAGTACTGTGGGAGGACACTTATCGTAATTTTTAAATCGAAACCACAAATTATGTGCAGCAGCTAAAAATTTAGTGTTCTTTCCTGGAGGTGAATTTCTAATCAATTCTTCAACTTCATTACTATCAATACATTTCATATTGAAGATCCTTTAATGGAGGGCAAATAGTCCTCTTATTAATTTCCATATCAGTCAAATAATATTCTATTCCAGCCTCACAATCAAACACTTGCGAATCTGAGCATCTATTAATTATATCACGAGTAGAAGAAATAATCAAGTTATCTCCAACTCTCGACCAATGTATCGGTCGTTTACCATTTCGATAAAAGAATATTCCATTGCTATTCAATCCACAAACAGCCATAGAAGCTTCTGGAAATTGTTTTAATGGATGTGATCCTGAAGCATGCGATTTAAATATCAATTCAGAATCATTCTTAGTATCAAAATTATCATAACCAAATAAAGAATTCCATGTGTCAAAAGGTTCTTGTGTTACTACTCCATTATGAACTATAGATAGATCTCTATTCGCAATAGGTTGATTATATTCAAGATGTGAAGTAGAATATCGACAATGACCTACAAAAGAAAATTCTCTTCCAAGAAATTCTTCCAATCTAAGATTTTGAATAAATTCTTCTGCAGGAACTGGTTCTTTCACAGTCAATATATCATTATCGATATATGATATTCCTGTTGCATGTCTACCTCTTATTTGTGATTGTAGAAAGAGATTTTTGATTAATATGATATCTTTCTTAGTCAATTCTGGAAAGGCACCACCAATAATTGCACACATTAGATATCTAATACCCCAACTTTCTTCCCGTAAACTACATCTTCGATCTCGGCTGCATATTCATGTAAACCGTTATCTACAAGATATTTGTACCACTCTTCGCTCGTATCCCATCCAGCAGACACACCATTCCATTTATCATACCACAAAGGATGATTCTTATTTCTTTTTCTAGACTCAATAAAATTATATCTAGTATCTTCATAAGTTTTAGATCTACAATCCATCATCTTTTCACGCATATAACATACGATAGAAATTCTTTCATGTAAACCGGATTCAGAAGAAACTGGTGTATTTCCATGAATCTCATGAATATCCATTGCAAGAAAATCACCAGGTTTAACAGAAACAGCTGCACGATATTCAGGAAAGATTAAATAACATCCATCCCAATCTACACCATTATATGTTGTCGATAGATTACCAAATCCTTCTTTGAAATCACCAGCATCACGGTGAGCCGCTGTTCTATAATTCTTATTAACTGTAACTGTTGTATAAACTGAATTGCCGATCCTGAATGCAGGGTCTAAATGACTCATCGCAGCTTTTTGAACTTCATATCTATCTGGAACTAACTCTTTGAACTGTTCTGAAACTGCTTCGATAAATGGAATTGCCTTCTCAAACATCTCTTTATGGTTAGCTGTATAAGATGTTAGTCTGCAATATGGAATCCTAGGATATTTGTCGAAATATCCAGCAATTCCAGAGAATACAGGATTGGCATAGGTAGTGTCAGAAATCCAATCATTAATAATTTCAACTTCTTTCAATCTATCTTTATATGATAGTTTCGCTGTCTTCTCTACCCAAGCATCAAAATCAAATCCTGCTGGTCTCTTGAGAGTTAACCAAACTCTCCCTTTTGTAGAAACTTCTTCTGAAGTCTTAGCTTTCGCATAAGCTTCAGCAATAGGATCATCTGATGTAACTGTATTCATCGACCCAGATAAAACATCAATTAATCTTTCTTGTAATGCAGTAACCCAATCTCTTCCTGTTGATTTCTCTGTTCTCGGTCCAGCAGCGATACCACGATTTTGTGACTCACCAGCAGCGTCTCTCAATCCTTCATAAGCCATCTTGACTAACTCTGGAGAGAATACACCTTTCCTGAATTTAAGTAGAAGATTATGTTCACCATTTTGGATTTCGTTACCAAAAGCATCGACAGTATACTCCAAAGGTTTATATACATCGCAATCTTCTTCGATTAGAATATCATAATGAGATTCGTCTAAGAATTGTCCCAGAATTTGTTCATTAGGATATTTCTTTTCTAGATAAATAGTCTTCATAAGTCCCTCACTTATATTATACCTTAAATGTGTTTGTGTGGCAATAGTTAGTTGCCACACATATATTTAGATTTTTGTTTCAATCTAATCTGGAATCTTCCATTCTCCATCATCAGTTCTACATTTAGTAACTTTCGCCTTCTTCTCTTCACCATCGATAATAACTTTAATATCAAAGTCTTTACATTGAATTTTCTGATCTTTGTAAACAACTTCTTTTGACTTTGTTGATCTTCCAATAACAAAACCAATAACACCAACACCTAAACCAATAGCAGTTGCAGCACCAGGAGAGATTCTGTTATCATTATATCTTGGTGAGATTCTATTTTGATAGATAGGTCCCCTATAATAGTTTCTGTATACAGGTTGTCTGTGATATCTATATGCAGGTCTGCGCCAATAATGATCGGCGAATAACATATTTGCCGAAATAAAGAATACAAGAATTTTAGAGAGGATCTTCTTTGACAACATATTTCAATATGTCCTTTGGATTAACGATACTCATATCCAAGATATTTTCTACTAGAAAAGATCTGTATCCATTCTTATTTAGGTCAAAAGCGGAAATTACATATGGATTAGATTTCTTGACTCTATCTGTTTTCTTTTCAACTACAGGAACAAAATCTGGACTTGTTGTGCATAACATGACTCTAGTGTCTCCATCTTTCTTAAGAAAAGAAACCAGACAAACATTATTATATAACTGACTCAGAATTTTATTCCTAAATTCGATTAATTCTTCGAGTGTATCAAATTTCATCGTTTAACTCCATTATCCGAAAACTCAAGTAGCAGTTGGATATCTGTAGGATTCTGATTTTGTAGTTTATGCTTCAAGTTAATAAGAAGAATTATGTTATGGATTGCCTTGTATAGATCCTTCACATTATATCCTTCTTTCTTTCCATACCGTGCCAGATACTCGATAGCATTGGAAATGAATGCACCTTCTGCATGTCCAATAACCATAATCAAATCGTTAACTTGAATATCATTACCATTAACATAATGTGAATTGTATGTTGTCTTAATGAATTCTTCGATATCAGATAAGATCTCTTTTTCGTTATATTTCATTCTATACTCCCCATAAACTATTTAAGTCTTCTTTTTCTGTGATATCACCATTCGGAATCTCTTCACCATAGATAACAAGAGAAATCTTTGCTTGTCTAAACATCTCGATTGTTCTTATTTCATGTTCATAATATTGAGATGTTTTATGTTTAAATGCCTCTAGATTCTTAGGTGAGACGATTACGTTCTTGATTCCTGATTGGATAATTGCTCTAGCACAATCTACACACGGAAAATGTGAAACATATATCGTGCATCCATTAATACATGTACCCATTCTTGCAGCATTATAGATAGCGTTTCTTTCAGCATGTTCAGCCCAGAAATATTTCTCAGGCTTCTCCCACTTTGTTAGATCTGTTTCATCAACTCCTCTAGGAAATCCATTGAAACCAGTTGATCTAATTTCGTTCTCTTTTCCTACAATAATTGCAGATGTCTTAGTGCGATCTTTAGATTTAATCGCAATAGAATCCAATAGTTCTATAAAATAATTATTCCAAGTCATGAGCGATATATGGGAGCTAGCGAATCTCTAACATCAGTTAGAACTTTACCAAGCCAGTTCTGTCCATTCCATTGAGGTTTATCAAAACAACGTTTGTCACCAAGAGGTAAACCGATTCCCCAGATTTTATCTACAGGTGAACATTCAACAAATTCTCCTGGTTGTTCCATCATAATCTTGAGTAAATCCGGATTTTGTGTGAACTTTGCCATATTGCCTGTGTAAACAAAAGTCTTTGCCAGAGAATCCCACAAATCTTTATCGAAATTTGGAATCTTCCTTCCTATAGATTTACAAACAGAAGGATTATCTGCAATTAAGATATCTGCTTCATATGGCCCACGAAATAATCTATTCTTACACCACATCATATACTGTTCAGCATTGTCAAACCAAATTCCATCTAAGAAAAACTTAGAAGGATACCATTGTGAAAACACTCCACCATAGAAGAAAATATATTCGTCAGTTCTAATTAGTGGGCAAGGATCGTATGTAATTTCGGTGCTTTGTACTTTATTGTATGTATTCATTATGTCGTCACCTTATCATTTAAGAGAATACTTTCTTTTACCAACTTGATCGAAACAAATTTAAAAAGATCTCCATAAACAGGATCTTCATAATAATGACTTCCACCAGTACCGTCTTCAACAGGAAATTCCTTTTTGAGGATTTCCGGCCACACATTAATAACCTCATCTAAATCTTTTGCTAATAGATGTTTAACGTATTGATGTGAACGCCAATAATCGCATGGTTTAGAATACTGAGAATATTTGTAATTACTCTGTCCAACTCGAAATGTCACTTCATACATTTGCAGTTTAATCATCTATTCACCTATCACTTATAATCAGTCTTGTACCAACCAGTTCCTTTTAGATGGAAGGAAGAGGCAGAAACAACCCTAGTAACATCGCAATCTTGATTTTCACAACCAGGATATCGTTCGATCTCTTCATCCATCTTTAGTAGGATCTCGAATTCTTTCCCACAAGTATTACATTTGTAATCATAAATTGGCATATATCATACCCTCATCTAATTATAATGTCAATCTCTACGATCAACTATTCCTTTAAGGGTAGATTCGATCTTCATGAAAGGAATATAATGCCTCATAGGATCTTGTGTGCCATAGTGTTGAGCAATAATCTCACACATTCTTCTGGCACCAACAGGATTCATAGAATGAACCATACAAACATTTGTGGGCCATTTATTGGATTCTTTCATCCAAAGAACAACATCATAACCAGTTTCTTCTTGAGTTTCAGTCTCTTCGTAGTGTTCTGGTGCGAGATCGTGATCTAACCAAGCTTCTTCAATCTCAAAATTTTCCATTATATAGATGGCTTGTTCATAATCTTTTGCGATCTTCCAATCACCGATAAACGGACACGGTCTGACATCATCTAACCACAGTTTCATGTGTACTCCCATTTCTCAGAACCACAGTGTTCACAACGTTGAACAAGAGTTCGAACTTTCGGAATATATTGTTCGGCATCCATCCAATGGAGAGCGTAACTCTCTGGACTAAGTCTTTTGACTACACCTTTAGAATCCTTTCTATATGGAACATAGTTAATATGTAAAGAACCATAATCGTCTTCATAAGACTTGTTCTCTACCCAGTAGAATACCTCTTCGCCATTCTCAATCACTGTTTTCATAATATAATCAACTTACCTATAATTATAGCTTGTTCTTCAGTAATAGTCAATCTCTGAAGAAATTTTTTAATAGTATCTTCTGTTCCACCCTTTCTATCCGGTGAAACTAATGCTATCAAGTAATCGGAATCTCTTGCTATCAATGTGTTTCTAGCATATGCAGCCTTCGCATATGCAGCTTTATGGGGCAATCCATCATCCAAATATTTTTGGATTAGATCTGAATCTGGTTTATGAATGATTATTGGTATATCACACTTGGTGGCGATCTCTTCAGCAAAAGAGTCGCCACCTATTTTACATCCACCAGAAACTATACAATCTTCATCTTCAATAATAAGATTGGTTAATATCTTAACAAGAGCAAGGAAATCTTCTCGACTATTCCGTTTCCTAGATCCAATAATTCCGATGTTCATTATCTTTCCTGATAGATTACCATAGTGACATCGATAATATCACAATTTTCTTCAGCGAAGTCTAATAGAATATCTAGAACACGTGTGAAGTCTCCACCAGCTAAACCACATCCAATCTTAGGGAATCCAATACGAA